TTTGCGGGAGCCGCCCTGGCGGGACGCCGGGCAGTGGGGGGAGGGGGCCGTGTGCACAGAAAAAAGCCGCGCGAAGTTTGGAGCTCCAGCGCGGCAACGAGGACACAATGCTTAACGTCAAGATAACCACGATCGACACTCCGCGCAAGCGGAAAGCGAGAGAGACGATACCGCTCGTCGTGTCTCCGTCGAGTCTCAGTCTGTTCCGTGAGTGCCGACGCAAGTTCAAGCTCAAGTACATCGACAAGCTCGTTCCAGAAGCCTGGGAAGATGCCGAGCCTCTGTCTTTCGGAAAGCTGATCGACCTGGCAATGGAACTGAGAAACGACGGAGCGGACTGGGCTGTCGTTCTCGCGTGGCTTGATTCAGAGTGCCGAGACAGAGCAACTGACCCGCAGTTGGCAGAACGCTACGCTCGCGCCGTTGCCCTGCTCCGAGGCTACGCCGAGAAATACCAATCTGACACGTGGCAGTTCGTCGGCGTGCAGGTGCAGGTAGAGGGCAACGTAACAAACCCGGATTCCCCGCGTTCCAAAGGCGCCAAGTTCGTGAGCTTCGCTGGCTGGCTGGATGGCCTGATTCTCTGGGATGGGCAGCTCTGGGTTTACGAGCTCAAGACCACGAGTCGAATCGACGGCGCTTACTTGGACTCGCTTTGGCAGGCTCCGCAGACCGGGCTGTACGCGCTGTATACGGAACGGACTCTAGGCATTCCAGTTGCGGGCGTCCTGTACGACATCTGCCAGAAAAGCAGCGCGCAGACTGTGCGTCGCGATGGAGAGACAGAGGACGAGTTCGAAGCCAGAGCCGCTGAGCTCAGAAGCATAAACAAGAGCGGCAAGACCACAGCCAAGCGCCAGATCCCTGAATCCTGGGACGAGTTCACGGAACGCCTCGTCTCCATCCACGCGCGGCCTGAAATGTATCGCCGCGAGGCGATTCCAATCACGCTGGATCGCCTCGCCGCGGTCGAATCTGACCTGTGGATGCAGTCTCGAGACATGACGACAGCGAGACAGCAGGGAACATTCTACCGGAACGATCGCTCATGCCTCAGTTTCGGGCGTGAGTGCGAATACCTCGCGCTCTGTCGCTCGAACATGAGCCCGATCATTCAACAGAACCTTTACAGGAGGATCGACGAACAGAGAACCGAGATCGTGAACGACTTGACACATGCCGCGCTAGCCATTTCGGCGCATGCGGCAAACTAAGGAGTGGACACAATGGCTGCTGCTATGGCCGTGAAAGCGAAGAACCCGGCGCCTGTCGTGCCTTTGGAACGCACGGTAACGCTGCCTACCGCAATGACGATGCCGGTGGAGGAGCTGTCTGGGCTGACGGCTTTACTCTACGGACCAACCAAAATCGGGAAAAGCACCTGGGCTAGCCAGAGCGATAACCCGTTGTTTCTCGCGACTGAACCCGGGCTGAACCATCTGAAGCGCTTCGAGGTGGTGATCGACTCGTGGCAGACGCTCTTGGAGACGTGTGCGCTTTTGGTCAAAGGGGCGCACCCCTACAAGACTATCGTCATCGACACCATCGATAACGCCTATCTCATGTGCCGGCGCCACATCTGTGAGAAGAACAACATCACGGACCCGGGCGATCTCGAGTATGGGAAAGGCCATTCGCTGGTGAACGGCGAGTTTCACCGGGTTCTGACACGACTGGCGCAACTGCCGTACGGGCTTTTCTTGATTTCTCATTCCCAAGAGATCGAGATCAAGACGCGGACCGGGAAGTTCATGAAGACCGTTCCGACTCTGCCCGGGAAAAGTCGCAGTATCGTACTTGGCCTCGTGGACGTGGTGCTCTACGCGGACATGGAAGTCGTGATCGACGAGAACGAGAACGCGACGGAGCGAAGGGTTGTGCGAACGAAACCGAGTTCGGCTTACGAAGCCGGAGATCGCACCGGAAAACTGCCGCCGGTTCTCCCTCTCGAATATCCGGCCTTCACGAAGGCTTGGAGCATCGCCAGTGGCAAGTCCGCTCCCGGCGTTCACGTCACCACACCAACCCCCGAAAGCGCCGAGCTTCCGCGTAAGGAGTAGCCATGGATCTATCACGATACGACGCAGAATACGCGGCGGCCGAAGCGCCAACCGGTAATTACGACGAACTGCCAGACGGCACATACCATGTCCTGGTTCACACGGTGGAACTGGGGAGTACTCGCGAAGCCGGAGACCCGATCCTGAAGTGGCAGCTCGAAGTTCAGACCGGGCCACAAGCCGGACGCTTCCTGTTCCGGAACAACCTGTTTGCCACGCCAAACAACCTCAAGTTCTTGAAAAAGGACCTAGCGGTGTGCGGCATGACTCTGACCAAGCTCTCGGAGTTGGAAGACCGTCTCGAGGAACTGCTTGACATCGAGCTCGAGGTCAAGAAGACGACGGACAAGAAGGGTGACAAGACTTACTCCAACGTCTACTTCCAGAAGCGGCTGACTCCCGTTGCTGCTGGCAAAGGAAACGGAAGCGGTCCACTGAATCCGGACGATCTGCCTTTCTAGGCGGCACATAGGGGAGCCCATAGGGCTCCCCTTTTTGGGGGCCGGGATGACACGGCGCAATGGTGCCACGCCTATACAAGACGTCCTCGCGAGATTGGACGGAAAGAAGCTCAAACGCTCTGGCAAAGGCTGGACTGCAAGTTGCCCTTGCGGACGCCACGAAAATGGAGACCAGAACGCTAGCCTGTCGATTCGTGAAGGTGCAGACGGGAAAGTGCTGCTCAACTGTTTTGCTGGCGGTAGTATCGAGGGCATTGCTTCGGGGCTTGGGCTCGACATGCAGGACTTGTTCTTGGATAAGGAACAGACCGTATGCAAGCCAAGCAAGGCCAGCCGCGTCAAAGTCACAGCCGGATTCAAGGAAGCGGCAAAGTCTCTCGTAGCGGAGTATGACTACACCGACGCTAACGGCAAGCTGCTTTACCAAAACGTCCGCTATAAGCTGTTCGACGGCTCCAAGACCTTCCAAGCTCGGCAACCTGGCAGCAACGGAACGCCGTGGCTGTACAAGCTCGAAGGCGTCCAGAGAGTCTTATACCGCTTGCCTGAAGTCTTGGAAGCGGTCGCGCTCGAGAGAACTGTCTACGTCGTCGAAGGTGAGAAAGACGTCGATCGACTGAGGAGTTTCGGGTTGACAGCCACAACGAGCTCTAGCGCCAGTAGTTGGCGTCCGGAGTTCGCGGAGGTGCTAACCGGCGCAGACGTCGTCATAGTGCAAGACCTCGACAAGGCCGGCGACGCTTACCGAGACGCGATTGGATCCAGCCTTGAAGACAAAGCGAAGCGTTGCCGTGTTGTGTGGTTGCCGGTGGAATGGCGTGAGTCCCACGGCTTGGATGTCTCAGACTGGCTGGACTCGGGCGGCACCGCTGAACAGCTTCAACAACTGGTAGACGCTGCCCCGTTGTGGCGGAAGGGTATGGGCTCAAAGAAAGGCCCAATCCTCCAAACCATCACCGCAGCAGCGCTTCAAGAGAAGCAGTTTGCCAAGATCCGCTGGGCTGTGCCGGATCTCCTGCCGGAAGGCTTGACCCTGCTAGCTGGACGCCCGAAGCAAGGGAAAAGCTGGCTTGCCTTCGCCATTGGCCTCGGGATCGCTCTAGGCGGGCGTGTGCTAGGCAAGGTGCAGGTTGAAGCGGGGTCTGTGCTGTATCTGGCGCTGGAGGACCGGGAAAGGCGCCTACAAGAGCGGCAAGCGATCCTCATGCAAGGGTCGCAAGCGCCCGACAAACTCCACTTCACGACGGCGTGTCCGCGGCTTGACTCTGGTGGATTAGAAGCAATCCGCGAGTGGCTGGACTCTTATAGAGACGCGCGACTCGTGATTGTGGACACCTTGGCCTGCATTCGTCCGCCCGCGAAGAAGGGCGGGAACCTGTACGCCGAAGACACACAATTCATCCAGAGCCTCAAGAGAATCGCCGACGACTACTCGGTATCCGTGCTCGCGGTGCATCACACACGGAAAGCGCAAGCCGACGATCCAGTTGACTCCATCTCTGGGACGCTTGGACTTGGCGGGGCGGCTGACGGTTGGCTGATTCTCCAGCGCAAGCGCGGACACGACAGAGCGACCCTTTCAGTGGACGGTCGTGACATTCCCAACGCCCAGGACATGGCGCTCCAATGGCATCAGGACCGGGCGTCGTGGGAACTGCTGGGGACCGCGGAAGAGGTCGGTCTGAACGAATCCCAGAACGACGTGATGGAGATTCTTCGGGCGAACGCTGACAAGGCGATGAGTCCGACCGCCATCTGGAAGGCGCTCAGCGAGACGTTTCCGGATATGACGCTAAACGCTGTGAAGATGCGGCTTCGCAAGATGGTTGACGATGGCGTTCTCCGCTTGGATTCGCGGGCGAACTATGCCAGAGCCGCCAGTGCCAAGCCAGACAAGCCGGCACGTCCAGACTGGAGAGACAAGTGAGCCTCGCGTATACGCGCGCGAGGCACCCAGAATCCAAGAGAGAGGAAGGGAGAGAGAGGGTAAGAAGTTTGGACACTTTGGACACTTTGGACTCTGTAGACACTCTGGACACTTTAGACACTTTGCAGCGAAGTGTCTGGAAGTGTCTGAAAGTGTCTAGGAGCTAGACACTTTGGCATGCCAACAAATTCAAGTGGTTAGGTCGCAAAACAGACCAAAGTGTCCAAAGTGTCCGTGTGTCCATCGCGCGTAATACAGGCGCGCGTAGTACAGGCGTGCTCGACACAATGCTTTGGAGATCGGACATGATTCAACCAATCCAGACCCGGTACAATGGGTATTTCTTCAGGAGCCGCCTTGAAGCCAAGTGGGCTGTGTTCTTCGATTCGCTTGGCCTGAAGTGGGAATACGAGACGGAAGGCTTCAACCTCCCGAGCGGTTCTTACTTGCCTGACTTCTGGCTCCCAGACTGGAAACTCTGGTTCGAGGTCAAGCGCGGAGACTTGCCATGGGAAGAGAGGGAAAAGGCTTCCAAGCTGCTCGAGGATCTCTGGACGGCCAGCGCGTCACGAAGTGAACGAGGCTTCGACTACGGCTATGGCGCGGCTCTGTTTTGCGGCTTGCCGCTTGCCGAGCGCGGGCGTGTGTTCTGCTACGACTCGACTGATAGCAGCGGCGGGCAAGGCTGGTGGGATGACGTCGATTGGGCTGAAACACGATTCGGGGAAGTCTGTCTCAATTCGCACAACAACCGACCGTCGCGAACCTTCGGATGTGATGCAATGCGGTTGCAACAAGAGTGCGACGACGCTTCCTTCGCATTGCTCATTCCTGCTGAGGAAGCTGCGAAGTCTGCCCGCTTCGAGCATGGTGAGAAGCCATGATCCTGGCCATCGACCCGGGAACTACGGCATCCGCCTTCGTCATTCTCGACAGTGGGAAAGTGCGCGATCACGCCAAGCTGCCCAACACCGAGTTAATCGCCCACCTTCGCCGTCGCGAGCTCCACGCGGACCATCTCGCGATCGAAATGGTCGCG